TAAGGCCGTCAAGTACGGCAAGGTGTACCGGATTAAGACGGACGTTGGATATATTTCAGCTAACAAGGACTACGTGAAGCTGGTCAGAAAGTCGGGTGGTAAGTAATGACCTTTGATCGTTGGATTGAGTTAATCACGTTGGCTTTGGCGGTGGTCGCCGGTATCTATGCAGCTTTGATGGTTGTCATGAAACCGTTTACGGAACAATTGAAAGGGATTGCTCGGAGCATGGAACACAGTAGTCAGCGGATTGAACGGCTGTTTGATTCGCAAAGCACCCTGCGTCAAGACTTTATCGCTAGTAGAAGCGAACATAAGGTTATTAACGAGCGCCTAGACAACGTCGAAGACGATGTGCGTGAACTCAAAGGTAAGTAGTGCTAGGACTGTTTCAAACTTTGCGTCGATTGATGCATGATGATCTTTTTTGGCAAAATAAAGCACGAAGTAGTTGGCGTGCTTACCCGCGCTACTTCGTGCATTCCGGATTAATTTCATATTTTCTATTTTCGTTTATGTGAAAATAGGTATCTAAGTAGGACAGGACCGGAACTGCCAAACAAAACGTATACCAAGTCCCTTGCTGAACAGGTAACGCCGATATGAAATACGATTGTTAGAATTGCCATATTGGCTCCTCCTTTCGGATGACAACTAGGTTGATTAGGCCCATCTACATTCATCCTTTTAACATCTTACCATTGATTTAATGGTTTTGAATGTTTTTTAAATGGTTTTATTTAAAGCGTTGTGAGAAAAACTAATTGAATACTTTTAAATCAAATGTTAGAATTGACTGTAGATTGTTAGGAAGCTTGTATTTGGCTCCTGTTTATGTGGCCTGATTAACCACATAGTTGGTGCTTTTAGTTCATCTTTTGATATCTCCTTTCTGCTATATGCAGAAGGGCATACATAGCCAAAAGGGCCACTCATCTCATTACGAGGTGGGTGGCTTTTTTTGTGCAAACTAGGCGACAAATTAAATTGTATGTTATATAATTGTTTACGTCCTAAGCGGACAGAAGCAACTCCCCCAACGAGAAACCTGTATGCACTGATTTCCAAATAAGACCCCCTACTCTGTATAGTAGAGGGCTTTTTTGCGTGCATTCTGCTTCATTCAAACGGACAAGTATACGTCTAAAAGCTGAATGTGTTGTCTGAGGGCGCAGTGCTGTTCGTTAATCTGGTAATTCTACAAGATGCCGGTTCTATAGAACTATAGATATTTAAAAATCTCGCATATTTTGTTGAACAGCTCTAACACTATCTATTACTAATTTTTTGCTCTGGTTCGGCATATTCTGAACATAGCTTTCAACGATCTCGTTGAGAACCTCATAGTTTCGCTTATTTTCAATGGTAGCTATTTGCTTTATGGCCATATGAGTGTCTAATTGTGCCTGGACAGACTTTGGAGTATCTTTTGCTGTCAATCTACGTTTTGGCTTAATTAGTACTTGGTCATTTGGCATGCTTCTGTGTTGTTCTTCAAATTTTTGTGGTTCAATTTTCTGGGGCCGTGTGGTTTTATTCTTTCTGGTTTCTCCAAAAGCACCTAATCCCATTTTATCGTTAGCAGTCATTTTTTAACCTCTAATCAATTTTAAACGTTCTAATAATTCATCTACAACCAAATCATAAAGATGGTGAACTCTTCTGTCGTTTATATCATGGCTAGCATTATTTGTTATACCAGTACGATCGAATCGTTTTAATCTAGCCATCTGACGCACCTTTTGCTTAAACATATTTGCATTGCCGAAACTTGTAGTTGCGTCTTCGATAACGTCTAAATCTAAATCATTCCCGTTTTGTTGTAAGACAGGTAAAACGCCTAATAAATCAATGTCGAGAGAATAATCATCTTTGATTTGTAATAAGTGTTTAACGTATGTTTCTGCCCCTCGTAATGAGCGCTCTTGGGTTTGCAAAATAACAATAACGTAATCACTTGCAACCAAAGCGGAATCAGTAAATTTGTTTAGCTGTGGAGGAACGTCCAATATCACAAAATCATATTTACTTGAAACTTTTGATAATAGTTTAGAGAAATAATGATCTTGTGTGTAGTCATCAGGAAACGAAGAACTCAGAAATTTATCGTAGTTCTGTAAATCATCATCTGAAGGAAGTAAATCTAAGTTATCATTTACATGAACGATTGCATTTTCTAAACTACCTTTTTTTAAAGCAACTTCAAGCGTTTCGCTAAAATCAGGTTTAGTTCCATACACTTGGCTCATTGTTGTAAACAGCAAGTCTGTAGCATTAGCTTGTGGATCAAGATCTACTATTAAGGATTTTTTCCCTCTATTGGATAAGGTGTAAGCAATCATAACAGCATTAGTTGTTTTTCCAACTCCGCCTTTAAAATTCCCGGTTGTAATAGTTGTGGTCAACATAGACACATCCTTTTGGGAAAAATTATAGCACAAAAAAATAAAATTCTATAGAACATTTTCTTCAAATCTATAGAACTATAGAAATAAATATCTATAGAACTATAGTTCTATAGTTCTATAGATTTAATAAACAGCGAATATTGCTGATATAGCAGCTCTATAGAACTATAGATTTATAGAACTATAGAAATGAATATCTATAGATTTATAGAACTATAGATTTATAGAACTATAGATTGCATGTTTCTATAGAACTATTCAAAAAGTGCCTTTACTTATTCTTGCTATTGAGATATTATTTAGACATAAAATAGAACATAAAAAAACACCCACCGACTGGCATCGGTGAGCGCCACAAAAAAGTCATCTAAGTTACTGACTATTATATCATGGCCGGTGCGATTTTTAAAGCCCTAGGGGACAAGCTGGGGTCTAAATACAAGGGGACACGTTTGCCAGTGCGACTTCAATAAGTCTGGCTATACCACAACAAGGTCATCTGTACGGCTGGGTGGTGAATGGTGAGCGCGGCCATTAACGGCGCGGGTGGTAAAACGAAGCTTCGGCTTGGTGCCACTGATTAGTTGGTGATCGAACAAAAATAAATACGTATTACCAACGCCTTCTAGGGCGTTTTTTAGTAGGCTAAACCGAAAACGTAGGTTTATAATGAGTGGTGGTAGCAATACCGCAATTGTACAGACAAGCGACGGGCGTTAACGACCGACGAACTAAGGGGAAACTTTTAGTAGTAGAATTGTACTCTGGTTCAGTTATTCCAAATAGCTGATTCCAGGGAACAATTCTGCGCTCAAAACGTCACTCCCTCTAAACTGAATGGAAAACCGCAATCCGTCAAGTCAAAATTAATAATTGAGGTTATTATGGTTGAATTAAAGCAATGCAAGATTGCATTTACTGGGCGTTTAAGTACAATGACTCGAGATCAAGCTTTTTCTTTGGCAACTGTTTTTGGTGCTGAACCGCAGAAATGGGTAACTAAACAGACAGATTACTTAGTTGTTGGGATAATTGAAACTTCGTTGGGTAAAGAACCAACGACAAATAAGCTACTTTCTGAGAAGCCAACGATTTCAGAAAGGGAGTTTCTGGCTTGGTGTCAAGACAGATTGAGTCAGTGGTCTAAAAGTTTGAATAAGTAGTTTTTTAAAGAACTAAAAAGAGATTTCCAGTTTTATGCTGGGAACCTCTTTTTAGTATTGAATGGATGTGACTCGTCATCTTTAGAATTATAAGCTTTTTTTGAAAAATGTAAACAAACAAAAAGGCTACTAAAGAGGTTGTGTGTCGAGGGTAACTTTAGCAGCTTTTAAATTTGACTAGGACGTTCTGAAAAATCAGAACGTTAGCATCATAGCACTTGAAAAGCATTTTAGCAATAATAAAATAGGATAGTCCGTTGATGGGCTACCCTATTTTATGCACTTTCAGATTATCTTACAGAAGAACATTTGGACAAGTGAATTCTAGCATATGAAACCTGGCAGGTCAATTCTATGATAGATTCTAAAATTAGTTTGACTTTATTGTAATTGTGAGCTAATATAACTGAAGAGATTTCTTTAAAGTTGGTTTTTATTCTTCCTTCTTTGAAGATTGGGCGCTCCTTCAAGCAGGGCGCCCTTTTTTGTTACAAATATTTCATCATCATTGCTTTCTTGCTACATATAAGTTATAATTGTTTGTGCATAGATGAATCCATTCTTTCTTCCCTTCCGCTGACCTGTTGAAGGGTTTTTTTATGGACTTTTTTCTAAATGTGAATTTTTTGTGAACTTCTTAAACTTTCCTTTTGGCATAATAGACGTCGTATGTTATAATCTTTATTAGCAGAGATTGTTGTAATCATTTACATAAATTTTTGCAAAAAAAGAAGTTACAGGAGGTTTTCATCTATGCGTTCATCAATCGCAAAGTCTATTTATGTTGGCGCTGCAGTGTTAGGTTTAGCTGGTCTTTCAGCTGTTACTACCACTACTGCAAGTGCTAAGAGCTATGCAACTGCAGGCTCATACACTGCCCTTACTAAGGGTCAAAATGTTTTGGTAAACGGTACTAATGCCATTTACTCAAAGCCAGGTACTGTTAAGGGTGCTAAGGTTGTTGCTTCTAAGAAGACAGTTGCTAAGTTAGCTGCTTCCAAGAAGTCCAGCGACACTTTCTATGCATACGGCACTAAGACCACTAACCGTGGTTCCGTATACTACAAGATCGTCACCATGGACAAGAAGTACCGTGGTTACATCTACGGTGGTAAGACTGCCGGCACTTTTGCTGGTGGTATTAAGACCACTGAAACTTTAACGACTGCTACTAATCCTTCTCAATTGAATAACTACTATTTAAAGGACGTTTCGAAGAATACCCTTTGGACTGCCCCTAAGAATACTGATATCAATGCCAAGAAGGTTAGTCTCTACGGTGTTGCCAAGAATGCTAAGTTCTCTATCGACAAGTCCGCTACTAAGACTAAGGAAGGATCATTATACTACCATGTTGTAGCTGCTGATAATTCCGGTGTTAGTGGTTGGATTTATGCGGGTGGTTTGACTACTGATACGCCTGCTGCAACTGCAACTGATGACAATAGTGTTACTATTAAGTATGTTGATAGCAGTTATAACACCGTTGGTGCTGCTAAGTCATTTGTTACTTCTGAAACTGGTACCAAGAAGGATACAGGATTATCAGATGATTCAGTTGCAGCGCTTAACACGTTTGCTGATGCTAATGCCCCAGAAGGTTACACGGTAGCTGCTAAGTCTGCATTTACAAATTCAGTTAAGTATGGTCAAACTGTACAGGTACAAGTTGTTAAGGCTGCTACTTCTAAGGTAAGCTTCAAGGTTGTGGGTTCATCTACTACGGCACCTGCAACAATTGCTGCTAGTGACTTGGCTGCAAAGGCTTATCCTGCACTGACACCTACTCAACAAAAGGCATTCACTGGTAAGGCTACTGATGCTATTGACCTGTCAGCTAATGATTTGTTTGCTGCTAATGGTGCTTTGAACCAATTAGTTGGTGCAACTAAGACTGACGCTGATGGTGTAAAGACACATGATGTTTACACCTTTGACGCTGCTACCACTAAGAGTGCCAATGCTAATGCTAAGTATGGTGATGCTTACACTGCATACTATACTGTAGCAACTCAGCCTAATGCGGCACCTCAAAACTCAACTGAAACAGGTAACACTAACTATGTTGGTTAATTGACTGACTAAAAAAGACTAAAGGGAATAATCCTTTTAGTCTTTTTTTTATGCGTTTTATTAAATTTAAAAGTGTTTTCCCTGCATATTAATTGGTTCCGACAATGTAGGTTTAACTTTCTTGCGTGGCATATTTTCCTTGTGACGCTTATACAGCAAGTAAAAGCATGTACCGGCAATGATCAGTAATGCCGGCCATGAGGTAACAATCCTCCAGATGTCTATTAGTAACATGATGCCTATGATCCACCATATCCACTGTGTGAAGAATTTGTAGCCTGCCCATATAACTATGAGTGTTAATAGTAAAAGCATTGGGAGCGCCTCCTGTGATAGATGACTTTGCTCATTAGTAGTCCATTCGTGTGATTTCAGGAGCTGACGTTAAATAATCATTAATGTGATCTAAGAAATTCTGAAAGTGGGGAGTTTCGTTGTGGGATTCAACTGCTGCTTGATCCTTCCAATGTTCGATTATTTCGTAGTCGTTGTCATTGACTAATGATTTGAAATGGCCGTAGAATTCATTACCAGTTTCCTTTGAAGAGCAGATAACCAATTTGTGTACAAATGACTCATACTGTGGCTTCATTTCAGGTTTTACATGCAAAGCAACGTTAATAATTTTCATAAAATTACCTCCTATTGATTAATATAATAATACCGCTAATCCTGAGGACTAGCGGTATTTATTGTTAAAATAACCGAATTATACAGGGTCAAGGTCTATAGCAGTCTGTTATAAAAAAAACTGATTTCATGCAATAATAACCTTATGGTTATTATTTAGGCAAATGTGACTTTATTTGTTTGGCACACATAAAAAACGTGTTAAAATACTTTTGGAGGTGATAATAATGACCACAGTAAAAGTCGATCCCGAACTAAGCGAGCAGTCAACTAAGCTACCTGATGGTTCAACTATCTATATATCTGATATGTATAGAGGTAGGCATTCAAATGTTGTGCACTTTAGATTTTTTAATAGCCCACACATGAATTTTTGCATTAACAAAGAAAGACTAGTTAACAACGCACACATAACGGCTCACGATCTTGCTAAGTATGAAGAATTCCTAATTAAATTGATTTAAGTTTTTTATAAAAGTCCAATTGATGTTGGTATCTTATAAAAGAGCTAAATTGCAGATTCCCTAATTAATTCGAACATAAAAGAGGCCACCTAAAAATAGCCTAGGCGGCCTCTTTTATATATCATTGTGCACATCATTAATGACAATAATTAACCTTCAAACACCATATCAGCCATAGATTTTTCTAACCTGTAAATGATTTTATGCTTTTCAATATAATTTATCCAGTTAGCACGGTGTTTACGTTGAGCAGATCCCATAGATGTACTAATTTTATTATGAATGCTGATAATGAATTTGATGACAGCACTACTGGTCTCATTTTTAATGCGCAGGCTACTCCACTTTTTATTGGTGGGGCGGTCTGCGTTTTGTTCGTTTAGGAACGCAGCATATTTATCCCGAAAATTGTCGACAATCTGACTGTTTGCTTCCAAGTATTCTTCTAATTCAAACGTTGTCATAATAGCAATCTCCATATTAAGTTGTGAATCAACCGGTTAACTGAACACGTGTTCTTTTCTGACGATAAGATAGGTCCCCATGTAGGGGACTAAATGGACCTTGTTGGACTCGAACCAACGACCGGACGGTTATGAGCCGTCTGCTCTAACCAACTGAGCTAAAGGTCCAATGAACCCTGCGAGAATTGAACTCGCAACCTACAGTTTAGGAAACTGTTGCTCTATCCTGTTGAGCTAAGGGTCCTTTTTCCAAACACTAACAAATGGAAGTTCCCATGTAGGGAAATTATTAGCTTTAAATCCTAGGGTTGACGCCACTTGCTTTTTCTTGAAGGTAACAGAGTGAGTATAAGTACATATACCCCAATAATATCTCCAATGTGAAAAGGCACGAACGTTCCCACGATCCACCATCCAGAATTGTTAGTATCATGTAATCGTCGAGTTGTCAAAGCTAGTATGAAAACTCCGTACACTATGGTAATTATGCAAAATAAAACAAATGCTAAATTGTTATTTGTATTCATAGAAAGTATATCAGAGATCTGTGTTTTTGTAATTAATGAAATCAATACAATTATTATAGCATAAATAATTGTATTGGTAATCTCTACCCACCAATAGGCTGGACGAGTAGAGGTACCATTAAAATCGAATAATCGTGTCCAAAAATCAGCATAGTATTTTTTCCAACTTTCATAATATTTCATGACATTTCCCCCTAGGAAAATACGACGCCTAATACTTTGACGCCATTTTCCTTGTCAACTTTGATATTAGGATATTGTGGGTTGAGTGATACCAGCGTAGCTTCACCATCAACTACTGACAGCTTTTTCAGGTACGCGCAACCGTCCATAACCGCAGCAATGATCTGACCATCACGGTAGTCGTCTTCCTTCTTGACGAAGACAACTTGCTTATCCTGATAAACAGGTTCCATTGAGTGGCCGTTAATCTGGAAAGCATAGTCATAATTGCTAGGAACAGGCTTATGTACGGTTACCGTGAATGGCTTGGTAGAATCATCAAGGAACTCACCAACACCGGCTGAGAGGACACCACTGGCGGTAATTTCGAGGGTGTCGTCGTCTTTAGGGAACTTGATGACGTTAGAAGTTACTGATAAGCGTTTTTTGATGAAGTCAATGGTTTCCTTTTTTCCTTTGGAATCCAACTGATCGTATAAGCGCATTAGTTCAGAACTATCATTTTGTACATTAACAGTTGAACTAAATCTAGGGTCAATATCTGACTTTAGCACATTAAAAAAGTCTGCCAATTTCTGTACATTTCCCAAGGTGGGAAGTGATGTACCCTTGAAGTATCCAGTTAAAGTGCTCTTGGGTATTTTCGTTACCCTGTGAATGTCAATCTGCTTTTTGTTTTGAGAATTGAGCAAATTATTTAAATTTGCTGATACTATTTTTTTATTTAATGTATCTTGTGGTGTCAATTCTGGACGTGCCATAAATGTATCCCCCATTTCATTACCTATATTATATCGAATTAATTCGAACTTTTCAACAAAATAATTAAAAAAATACTGATTAATTCGAATTTTACACTTGAAAGTTCGAATTAATTCGTATATAATTAATTATGTTGTTAGGAGGTGGTAATGAATGAAACTGATTAAGTTCTCATTAGAGGCTTGCCGAAAGAATGTGGGAATGAATTTAAGAGACGCGTCTGAATATGTTGGAATAAATTATCAGACTCTATCTAAGTATGAACATGATAGCTCGAATATTCCCATGAGCTTGCTTAACAAGCTATCCGTTCTATATAACGTTCCAACAGATTATATTTTTTTGGGGAAAAAGGACGAATTAATTCGAACTTTAAGACAAACACTACCTGTTTAGGATTAGAAAGGAATGATCTGCATGAGCGAAGGCTTAAACAAAAGTGTCATTAAAATTTTGTCTTCAAAAGAGAGAAGTATTATGACTGCTGGCGTTTTACCTAAGCATGTAACCATTGCGATTGGCACGCTAGAAATTGATTTGACGATTGATAGAGTTGGCGAAAGTGTAAATGCTGATTTTGACAATAAAAAAAGGCTCAAGACATTATCCGAGTCTAATAGTCTTGAAGCTTTTCTAAATGCCTCAAAATTGATCAAAGAGCTTTTTGACGACAAACGCACAGCTGAAAGGAATGATCCTCACGAAAGAATTAACCAAAATAAACGTTAACACCAAAAAACACTTGTTGACTATTGTGCATCAGGAGATGGGAACTTTTGTTTTTGCAGATAATGTGTTGCTGAATGGTGTGTTTTACATTGATTTTGAAGTTAAACCCGATGAACCTGATAAATACGCTTCTAAGGCTAAATGTGTTTTGACAGTTGACAAAAACGAGTTTGCTTTGAATCACAAAGGAGCTAGGATTCTGTACGAAGATGGACAGTTATTTCAATAGGATCAATATCAATATGAGCAATTCCGTCACGGCTAAATTGCCATTCTCTCATTGTTTCTTGAGCATCATGCATAGTCTCGAAATGCTGACGGCTAAATGAAAAACTTTTCCTATGATCATGTATAGCTTCTTCAACCAATGAATCAAAATATTTAAAGTCGGCATCTTTAAGCTTTTCTTTGAAGTCATCTTCCAAACTCATTTTTTGATTTCCCCCAACTCGATTTGTTTAATCCAATTATACAACTGAAAGGAATGAACCACATGAACGAAATGAAACCATTTAATTTTGAAGGTAATCAGGTACGCACCGTAATGATTGATGATGAACCACATTTTGTTGGAAACGATGTCGCACAAACACTAGGATATACCGACTATCGACATGCAGTAACTAATCATGTCAATGATGGAGATAAGCTGCGTGTTCAAATTGACCACGCAGGTCAAAGCCGGCAAATGACAGTCATCAACGAATCTGGCGTGTACGATCTCATCTTCGATGCCAGTCGTCAAGGCAAAAATGCAGATATCCGCCGTAAGGCAACGGAGTTCCGCCACTGGGTGACCAACGACGTACTCCCGTCAATCCGCAAGACTGGCACGTACAGCACAGATAACACGCTAACAGCACAACGGACTAAGCGGCTAGAAATTATGGAAGCCAACAAGCAGACACGAAAGGCTACCGCGCTGTACGACATTGCCATGGAAGTATCGGACGAATATGCCAAGCAACGCATGTTAAACGAAGCCGCAATGTTAATCACCGGTCATGATATGCGATTCGACGATCAAGATTACAGCGGCTACGCTGCCCAGTATATTGGCGATATGTTAGGTATTTCAAAAGGGCTAGTTGGCCGCATTGCCAATCAGTTGAAGCTCAAAGCGCCTAAGGGTGGCTCCAATAAGTATGGACACTGGGTAATCCGCCACACGACAACCGGCACGTATTCTCAATGGCTGTACACGGACGAGGGAGCTACTGAAGTTGCTACTGAGCTACGGGCACGCATTGAGCAGACAGCATAAGGAGGAAACAACATGAATGAAAACGAAAAGATTTTAAGTGAACTTCGACAAAATAATCGTTTGTTAAAGCTTTTGATTCTTATCAGTATTTCAGGTAATGAATACAAAGTTTCTGACAAAAGCATTCTACACGGCTTAGAATGCTTGAATCGTAGCCACAGTGCCTCAGCCATGTTTGAAAAAAAGATCTCCCATATTCAGCTTAACGACTCTGATCTTCAAAAAAATTGGCAGATTATTTTAAAGATCAGAATAAAAGTGAAATGGACGATCTTTTCAAAAGCTTTCCATCTAAACCATAAATTTAAGGAGACGAAACAAATGGCAAAAAAAACGTCTTACGAAAGTCAAAAGGAAGCGTACCTGACAAGATTTAAAAGAGAAAATTCAGTTGGTGATTTGTTTTCAGATAACACACAAGAGTCTGGTGAAAAAATCGTTAGCTTGTTAAAAAAAGAAGGCTTAACGTATGATGACGCATACGCCAGTCTTCAATATGCCTACGACAAAATCAAGTATGAATCTAACTTTCTGAAATTAAACTAACTATTTTTAGCTCAGTATCAGGATCGAGTAATAAGAAAGGCAATTCAGTATTGTTTTTTAGATATTTGACGTTAAACAAATTACATTTTCCAGTTTGTTCGCCAATATCAAAATTTGAATATTTTTCAACTAGTTCCTGACACAGTAGTGATGGTGATTTATAAATAGCGAAGGGATCACTATATTGATGGCCGTAATTATCAGACAAATTTTTTTGTACTCGATAGAGGTCCGAAGTTATATCGGAAGTGGACCATCTGTCAGTATTGATAATGCCGTCACTCGTAACGTATTTAGTCACGGGATTATCATACGAATCCGTTTGGTAAGTGTTGGCAGTCACTAAGTCATCATCAATTTTCCATACAATTTTATAAACAGGTATCTGAGTTATTCCCGGTTGTTTAAACAAACCTGGAAAGACTTTCAGGGCATACTCTAACAACTGCGCTTGTCTAAACTTCATTTTAATTCACCTCGATTAATTGGAATAACTCAAGTATATAACTGTAAAAAGAAGACAGCATAAGGGAGGTGATAAAAATGATCCATCATTATATTACAGAATATCGTAATGAAAAAAACGAAGTTGTATTTGAGTCTTGGATTCAACTTAATTTTTTAGGACTGGTGTGGTGCTATTCCATTAAAAGCTATGTTCTGGATCCTGGGAAAGACAGCTCAGGTGTAATTGAAAGCTTTTTAAAAACCGTGTCATATCATGAACGCTAGTCTGTTTGCCTGCTAGCATGCTTCCACTTGTTGTGAGTATTGATACTAACTGGCGGTAAACGATGACTAGATATGCGTATGGTAGCTTGTCTTGGATTCTTAAGCTTTCCACCTCGAGGGCCAACTTCAAGATATTTACCGATTGGCACGTTATCAGTACCTGGTTCAAATAGTTTAACCATAGTATTCACCTCGATTAATTGGAATAACTAATTATACAACTGAAAGGAATGGTTATATGTACGAAGTTTACCTGCTAGTTGGCTTCCTAACCTTCTGGCTAGCTGTCATTGTATTGATTGCCTCAGCCGGTTATCAGCTACGTAAGTCAGTGGTGCGTGCCGGTGGATGGGTACCATTTTGGAAAAGCTTCTTTGAAGTGGAAGAAAGCAAATGAAATTATGGCATAAAAATAGCCCTGAGGGACATCTCAGGGCTCATCGGAAGATTACATGAATCAAGCAATTACAACTCGAATTTTACACTTGAAATATGAAGTTTGCAATAGGCTTATGACCCTAATTGAGACGTTTTGAAAATATAATTAAAGGAGCTGACAAAAATGAAAATTAAGGTGGTCAGTCTTATACCATTAAGAAAACGGCAATTGCTGCGAAAACAGGTTAAGACAACTTATGACAAGACAGTCGATGGAAAAGTAAGCAAAGATGACGTTAAAATAATTATTTTTTCAGAAATCAAAGCGTTTAACTCTCGTGATTTCAAAAGACAATTTTCAGAAGCTGAAAAGCAAAAATATGTGATTGGAATGCTTGGATTAATTGAAGAATTAACTCCCAGAGAATTTACAAGATTATTCCCAATTGACAAAAGGTATGATGGCAATCGATATGAGACTAAGGATTACTTTTCGACAGTAGAATATATCAATTCGATTGGTTGGGATACTAATATTGACAGTGCAATAGGCTTCTTGATGGAGTATATGTGTCACGAAACAATGATTTTTACAGTTACGGCTATGGGAGTAATTGAACGTTATGGCGGAACAAATGCTTTTGAGAACATCTTTGGAGCAGAAAAGGGCAGGGAGGACTAATAATGAACTTTGACTTTGTTTGGGAGGGTACCAAGTCCTGGCGTAATAGAATTAGGGATTTAATATCAAATGAGAAACTAAGCAAGACAGATCAGGCAGTTTTATATGAACTGGGTCTTCTTGCTTTACACCCAAAGCGTTCAACAATAATTGAAGATAAATTGAATATTTCAAAAGAGAATTTTTATTTGTCCTTAGCACATCTTGAAAAAGCGAACATTATCAGATATCAACTTGATAATGAACCAATGTCTACGCCCCTAGTGCAGTGATCGCGAGGTGACTAAATGCAGCGGTCACGATCAAAATACTTTGAACGGAATGGCAAGTCATACTTGTTAGTTGAGCTTGACAAAAAGCCTAATTTAGACCATATCGAGACCGTTAGCGGTTCGCGTGACCAACTTTACCTGGATTGGGAACTAGCCGACACACGCAAAGCTAGGCCGCAACAACGGCGACTATTTTTCGCACTGTTGAGTGACATTTATATATGGTCAGGCATGCCTACAGACTTTTTAAAAGAGCTGTTCTATCTGCAATATGAGGAATACACGTTTGGCAAACAGATTAGCCTGTCAGACACGACAGAATCGTCCGTGAGCGACGCTAACGTGTTACTCGACCTAGTTATCGACTTCATGTTTACGTGGCGTGTACCGTTCAAACAAGGCTATGAATTGCTACCGAGAGAGCAAGAGTATTACCAATATCAGTGTTGCCGCCATCGTCGGTGCATGGTGTGTGGCCGTGAACATTCGGATATTAACCACGTTGATACGGTTGGGTCTGGCCGTGATCGAAATCATCTTGACCATACGCAACTACGAGTTAACTGTTTGTGTCGTGAGCACCATATAGAATGGCACAAGATCGGTCCGACAGCCTTTGGCGAGAAGTATCACATTCCAGTTGCAGGGATTAAGTTGGACGAAGAGACGTTGAGAAAGATTGGAGTTAGAGGAAATTATGGCGAGACTCATAAAGAGCACTAATAATGCTTACACGAACGTAAGCAATAAAGTTGTCAGAGATTCTAATCTTAGCTGGAAAGCAAGAGGAATATTCCTTTATCTTTGGAGTCAGGCGGACAACTGGAAATTCTACGTAAGTGAAATTGAGAAGCACTCATTTGTTGATGGCCGAGAATCCTTACAAAACGGGTTAAAGGAGCTGGAAAAGGCCGGATATTTAATCCGATCTGTAAAATTTGATGAAGCTAAACAGATAAAAGGAATGGAGTGGTTTTTATCTGATTATCCGTCGAACGGGAAACCCGTCGGACGGGAAAGCCGTCCAAGGGAAAACCCGTCACTAAGAACTACCAATAATAAGAATTACCAAAAACAAGAAATACTAAATACAAGTAAAAACCATTGTGCGGCTAACGCAGCACCTGAGTTTCCTTGGAAATCTGTAATTGACTATCTCAACGAAAAGACTGGCAAGCATTTCAAACACACTAACACTAACAAGGGATTAGTCATGGCACGACAGCATGATGGATTTAGCGCTGAAGATATGCAGAAAGTGATAGATCATCAATGCAAACTGTGGCTCAACACTAACGATATGGCTCAGTATTTAAGGCCATCTACTTTATTTAGAGCTAGTAAATTTGAAGGTTATTTGAATGCAGTACCTGATGAGTCAAAACATGAGGGCCGCGAGTATTGGACGGGAGGTTAACATGGAGCACGTTACTTTTGACCAGGGCTATATTCAGCGGCTAGCAAATGCCCATCATGTTGACCTGAACCACTTGCCAACTAAAGAAGAATTAGATCGTAAGACGGCTGAACAAGCAGCTCAGCAATTGAAACGGGACAAAATGGCCCGGTACTATAGCTACTCGGTTTGGTCCGGAAACACACCGCTCAATTTCTCGTTTGGCAACTGGGATATTGCTAAACAGGACAATCCACACTTAGCTAAATCACTAGGAAAAAAGGCATTCGTGTTGGCCAAGCGATTAGAAAATCAAAACTTTAATGTGGCTATGATGGGTGATCGCGGCGTTGGTAAAACGTCTTTAGCACTAGCTATGTTTGATTACCTGATGAGTCATGGACATAGTGGCATGTTTGTATCAACTGCTGAGCTTCTAAGAATGGTAAATGACAAATATGAGGACACTTCAATTCGTTCCAAACTACTCAATATAACGCGTTCAATGATTGAGGTTGATGTACTGGTACTAGATGATTTTGGCACAGAAGGCGGTATGACTGGCAACATTAAACCGGTTCATAAGGATCTGCAAGACATCATGTATCGGGTATCCAACGCTAGAGTTGATTTTAACCACAATACTGCTAAGGGTATCACCATCATTACGACCAACAATACCAAGGGACAGCTAAAACAGATGTATGAAGGCAAGTTTATTGATCGCGTATATCCAGACAACCCGGAACAGCAACTGATTTTTGACGGAATGAAAGGGGTGCGTAACGTATGAGTGAATGTCCATTGTGTCATGGCACTGGCGTTTTTCACCACTGCACAGCAAGCACCGTCACAGCTAGTCCATGCCCAAATTGCAATGAAGTTTTGAGAGAACGGCGTAAACGTGAATTTGAAGAACTAAGGAACGAAGCAAAGCGACTATTGAGAAAGGGGTAGAGACTATGTCATCAAACAAGAAAATGGCGGCTGAAATTAGAGCGGCTTACGCGACTTATGGCGACGATCCAGATAAGTGGCCGAAGGATGTTAAAAAGGAGATCCGCGGTCAAACTGAGGAAGAACACACGGCTGAAAATAAGATCCTACGCCACCTGATTCTCCACGGATACACCAACAAATATATTGCACAAGAACGGTCCAAGACACCGCAATATGTACAGCAATTACGTGGCAGAATGCAAAGACGTGACGAATTGGATTACCAAGCCACACCAGATGAATTGATACAGCTGAAATATAACGTCAAACACATGAACAAGCCTAACAATCAAGGAGTCGCTAGTGTTATGCACCGTGATAAGGATTGGGTGCGCTGTATGCGAGAGAAGCTACGGGAGGCAGGCAATGAGACACGGCGATAAGGTGTATTACCACCGACACCACCACGTTAAGCAGCCTGCCACATGGCTATGCTGGATAACTCGTGGTGATAGGCGGCAAGCGATGGTAAAAGTTAAAGGCAGCCACAGGCATATTGAGGTGGCACCGAGTGATGTTGAGATTGGGAGGAATGGCATTGGTTAAGATATACCGCAAAACGACAACGATTAAGGTGGAACAATTTGATGGGAGCCAAAAGTATATTTTTGGACATAAGGTAATTTCAGATAATAGTTTAGTTGACGCGTTAACACATGATCCGGTCTACTATTCGATCCTAATTAATGAAGATGATCCAGAAGAAGAACCTGATGAACTTGTATTTGAAATTGGTGATTGGATCATCAAAGATGGAGAAGATATTCATGCGATTGATGATGACACATTCAAAAGTGAATACGACGAGTTACCAGTGATTCCTAAGGCCGTTGCTGATTGGATTAAAGAATGTAAACACAAGCATATATCAATTGGTGACATGCTGTGCTCGGAGAGGCGGCCAGAGAAGATGCGCGACTGGATGGCACTCACACCGGGAACTTATCAATTTGATTATGCTCGTTATCAGAAATATCAGGAATTAGTTGCCCGTGCTTGGCTAGACGGGTATCAATTGGAGGCGCAGCATGACACACGAAAGATTGAGTATCGCAATTACGTGATGCAAGGCATGGCAAGCTATGGTGGCGATGTGGCACAGGCGTTAGTGTGGTGCGGCAATCACTTTACTAAGCTGAGCAACAGCCAGCGCAACATGATTAACAAGCTGTCGGCGAAGGAACGCAACCAGGTTATCCATGAGCTGACGATGGGATAAAATTATTATTTTATGTAGGAGGAATAAATGAGTAGACCTAAGAAACGTCAGGTTAGAAAGGTGTATAGAACTTATGGGAATATGTTGATGAGAAACGAACACCATGAGCTTGCACGGTTCAAAATGCACTATCCTGCAAAGGCCAGAGTTAGAGTCTGGGAAAGAATCATTAAGCAAACAAGTTTTGATCCGGTTGATGATAGAAAGTTAAAAAAGCTTGTTAATCAAACGTATTTGGAAACAAAACGTGCTGGCGATGGCTTTAATCTGCCGGAGTATCGGCGAAAGTTGCGAAAAATTAGGAAATGGCGAAAACGACAGCTTAAATAAAATTCTTATTTTATGTAGGAGGCTGAAATGCAGACGATTCTATTATGTGTGATTTTATCAATGCTTGTTTCAATTATTTTTGGTCAATGGTATATGTGGCAGGTCTCCAAGTTGTTGACTATGCAGCTAAAGGAAGTCGAGAAGATCACGACGGGCGTTATTGACGAGGTTAAGCGGAAACTAGGAATTCATTAGGAGGACGTATGGATAAAACACGCGACGAAATGAACGGCAATCAACGTATGCTGCTTAGCTATCTGGAATCACTGGTGCCGAAAGATGATGTACTGATGGGACTGGCTGAGTTTCAATCAAAATTAAGCGAGCACAGCGTGCCTAAGGAAGTTTATATTGCTTTGGGTATGTTGAACAATGTGGAGATTACTAACGTGCTACACGAGCTGACACGGCCATTTTAGGAGGCATGATGGGTGAAACGATCGACGATTAGAACGGTAGAGGATATTCTACGTGATTATCCTAAGATTGATAAGTACATTGAACAGCGCGAACAGGAGTTGCGTTATCCGGTAACGCCGGTTGATGAGAATGTTGGCGGGGGTCGGGCACAAAACGGATTTGACGATAGCACAGACCGTTTAATTATCACGCTAGATGAGGATAAGCGGATTAATGCACTGAAGAAGCAGCGGCAAGTGATTGATGATTGCCTAGACGACGTAGGGGAAGACACCGAGATCATTATTGACGAGCTGTATTTCAGAAAACGGCCTCGATATACGATCGATGGGTTAATCACTAATGGATTGATCCATGTAAGCCGTAGAAAGGCATTTTATTTAAAAAAGCAGTTCATACATGATTGTGCTAAAGAATTAGGGCTGTATGATTTATAAAATCGTGCACTAATTGCGCACTTTCGACCCCTAGTTTGGGTGTAAATTGGTAACATAAGCGATTGATGAAATGGACGTGCATAGCTCAACGGCAGAGCAAAGAAGATACGGGTTCGACTCCCGTTGCACGTATAGGGCGCAATAACTTAAAGGAGATGAGCTCTCCCGTTCATCCAAGGCTATAGCGTCCATCACGTGATTGTAACTGGCGTTGGCCTGCCAGAAGAGGGCGGTTTGACTTCCGTGTGTGGTTCGATTCCACACCAATCACATTTCACAAGCATTATCTGATACTTATGTGAAGATAACGCTTACAATGGAGCTGTATTAGGGAATACCCCCAAAAATATTTACTAATATGTAACTCCATTTGCATTAGCCAGCATTGCATCGCTGGCATTCATACACCTGGTCGTCTCTTATGAGGCGGCCTTTTAGTTTGGAGGAATGACAATGGGAAAATATCGCTTGTTGGCATCAGCATTATTGATATCAACTGTTTTATTGTCAGGGTGCACACACACCCTAGAAAAAATTAAAAGCGGTAAAGTAACCACTGATACTTATATGATCAAGAAAACAAACTTTGACAACCAAGATGTTTTCTCGATGATTCCGATATATATTTCCAATGGTAAAACTACCACAATCAACTGGGTTCCGATGTGGAGCCAAGAAAAGTATTTGCGAGTCAACTACTTGTACAGAGACCATATCAGGAAACTAAGTACTGATGATTATGATGTAGTTAAAACACGTAAGCGTCCGTTTATTAGAGTAAAAAAAGGACAGATTGGCAGTAGCAATCCTAGTGTGGTTGCATACATGAGGTGATGTAATGAGAAACTATCAACGGGACAACTTAATATTCGGCCTGCTGATGGTGCTACTCATTATAGTGTTGGGAGTGTGGTTACATGCGACACACTGAGTATGGCTACGTTAGCCCAGCAGAGAATCATTGCTACCGTGACTTAGAACGTTGGCTGGCTGATAAGAAGAAACGTGAGCGTCGTGCTAATAAGCATGGCGCTTTTAATTTGAAAAATAAACAAATACCGGTACATAGGGCTTCACGACATATTGAATTTAATTTGGAAAAGAAAAAGGAGAAATAATTATGCGAGCACAAAAGAAACCGGTAATCATTGATTACGAAGTATTTGAGGACACTACAGATTGCTTTATGAATTTACAAGATAATCTCGGGATTGATCCACTTAGAGTAAGCTATCACAATCCTGAACAACCTGTTTTGAAGATTGAAACGCTAGAGGGAATCATGATTGCAAACGTTGGTGATTACATTATTAAAGGCGTTCGTGGAGAGCTTTATCCTTGTAAGCCAGATATTTTTAAAGAAACGTATGACTTGATTGATTAATCAGATAGAGAGGTAGAACGATCATGGATTTTGGAGAAGCAATTAAAGCATTAAAAACAGGAAAACGGTTAGCACGTAAGGGCTGGAACGGCAAAGGCATTTTTATTGCTTTGATGCCAGGCAACTCCTTTGAGGACTGTGGAGGTCATAAGTGTATGACACACGATTATATCTACATTGATACCACCGGATTGAAAACCACAAATGATTCAGCACCATTGGATCGTGTGCCATGGTTAGCAAGCCAAACAGATCTGTTGTCTGACGATTGGGAGGTAGTGGATTAATGGGTAGGAGATGCTGAAATGAATAGGTTGCCAAATAGGATTCGAGTTAATGGAATTGAGTACAAAGTGAAAGTGGTAAAACGGCTTGAAGACAATGACAATTCTTTATGGGGAATCTCATTGTATAAGAAAAATAAAATTAAGATTCGTAAAGGGTTAACTAATCAGAAACAGCAACAGACGCTAATGCACGAATTGACGCATGTTATGTTTCATGAAATGGGATTAGATGAACAAGCAGATGATGAAAAGTTAGTCAATCAGTTAGGAAACGCGTTTTACCAATTGCTTGCGGACAATCCTAATCTAAGAAAGATGGGTGGAATAAATGAAAGTAACGGTTGAAAGCAAATCCGGTGCAAATCAACAAAATGTGAATATTGAGGGTAAGGTCGAAGACTGTATTAAAGTTCTATCGAAGATCGGGTACGGTGCTGATCGGGAATCGAAAGAAGATACAGAAAATTTGTACAAAAAAATAATGGAAAATGTGCTTATTAAGTAGTAAGAAACGAAATCCTAAAGGACGGAGGCGTGGTGATATGTAATGACACGTAAATTAACAGCAAAACAGCGCAAGTTTGCTAATGAATTTATCAAAACTAACAACGCATATAAATCAGCTATAAAAGCAGGCTACGCAAAGGGTACAGCTCGCAACGCAACTAAACAATTACTGGAAAATACTGGAATTCATGAATATATCATTAAAAAGACTGGAAAAGTTGAAAAACACGAATCTGATGAAGCTGACGAAGTGCTTAGAAATATTTACCGTATCAGTGCCGGTAAAGATATTGAGCGTCATTATGTGCAGATTGATAATCTGGCTAAAGAAGCAGCAGGCGATGATGATTCGCTTGGTGCTCGCATGGGATACATGGTAGATAACACAACATTGACACCAGCCTCAACTAAAGAGCAGGTAGCTGCAGCTGAACTGTGGTTCAAACTAAATGGCAATCTCAAAAATGACAGCAAAGAGGTCGAAGAACAAAAGATTCGCAAGCTAGAAGCTGAAGCTGATGTGGCAGAACAAAAGGCTCGTGATGCTAGAAGTGGTAGTCAAGATGTTGGTAAGCAGTTTGACAAGATGTTTGAGCGGTTGAAGGAGGACAGCGACAAATGACAACTTATGCTGATTTGAAGTATACAAAGAAGCAAGTCGAAGTCTTCAAGCAGTTTGACCGTGACGACTGGTCGCTAATGATCAACAGTGGGGCCGTTGGTTCTGGCAAGACGGTCATTGACAATGACATGTTTTTGCGTGAGCTATTACGGATTGGCAAGCTAGCCCAATCGATGGGTAAGAAAGCGCAATACATTCTAGCCGGATTTTCTAGTAAGACGATTGCTAACAACGTTCTACAAGAAATCATGCAGGCTTACCCTATGCTTAATATTAAGTTTGATGTGCATGGTGCTTTTGAGTTGTTTGGAGTGAGGGTTGTTCAAGCTTATACGGGTTCAATTGCCGGCATGGCATCTATTCGTGGTATGAACGCCTGGGGTGCTTACATCAATGAAATGTCGCTGGCTAATGAACAAGCATTTACGGAAATCCGTAATCGTGTGCGTGGATTTGAAGGGGCTAGAATTATTGGTGATACCAACCCAGATACGCCAACCCATTGGCTTAAACGAAAGTACATTGATCAGGCTAAGGACAAGTCAAAAGGTATCATCTACAATCATTTCACGATGGACGACAATACATTTTTGCCTAAGAAGTACGTGCATGATATGAAGGCACAAATGAGTGGTATGTTCTATGATCGCAGCATCTTAGGATTGTGGGTTGCAGGTGAAGGATTGGTTTATGGCGACTTCGATAAGTCCAAGAATGTTATCAGCCGCTCGGAATTTGATAAACGTACCGCGGATCAAACAATTAACTACTATTGTGGCGTCGATTGGGGCTACGAGCACGATACGTCGATTGTGGTGCTTGCTGACGATAATCGGGGTAATACGTACTTGGTTGAGGAACACACCGGCAATTTACAACAGATTGATCATTGGGTTAGTGTCGCTAAGCAAATACAACAAGGCTATGGGTACAATATTCCATTTTATTGTGACACGGCCCGGGTTGAACATATTGATGAGTTTCAAGCTAATCATATTAACGCATTGTATGCCTATAAGGCAGTACTAAAAGGTATTGAAACGGTTGCCGGTAAAATTAAGCAACGTCAGTTTATGGCTGTTCAAGAAGGTATGCAACAATTCTTGGACGAGGTTTATCAGTATGTCTGGAACGATAAAACGGGTGAGCCGGTTAAAGAGCATGACCATGTCATGGACGCTGTACGATATGCGATTGCAACCAAGTTGTGGAATCAAAATAACAAACAATCGGATAACAGTTATAACGATCAAACAAAGCTACTAGCTGATAATGGGTTGATCGATTATCCTGATGATTTTTGGTGATTTATTCATATCCAAAATAGACACTCAAAATGGACAGTTGATTAAACGCTGAAAAAGCAGGTTTTAAGCTTACGGGCTTTGAATTTATAGGATATTAAGCCTTTTAAATTGTATTGTCCATATAGAGTACACCTAGATTAGACATTTAAGCATAGGTTTTGAGGTGAAATTGATGCCAAAGCTCATGACAATGGAAGAGTGGAAGAAACAAGCAACTACCAAGAACACAGCACCGCTTGATATGAATGTGTTTGAACCAATGCTGAATGGCAAGCCACTAGAATTTACCGATAGAGGCATTACTTATTCAGTACCAATTGGTTTAGATGTTAAATATATTATTGAAGCAATGGCAGAATTGATTAACGAGAATATTAACGAAGATGATAAAACGGTCAGCGACTCTAATAGGTTGCTGGCCGTTAAGTTTGCACACAATTATTGCCAACAACATGAAAGTGAGGTGAGTGGAGTTGGGAGAGACAAACGATAAAAAGGCTCATGATCTGTCAATTAATCCTAAACCAAACTCGATTAGTCTGTTAAATGGTAAGCGTTATGGTGGGCGTTATTCGTTCGACACCAACCAAAGATACAGCATTCCACAAACAACTTGGGACGCTATTAAAGATACCCCAGCGGCGTTTGAAGAGTTAGTACAGTGGTATGTTAACGATCACTACACAAATCAGTTGCCACGAATTCTTGAATTGGAACGTTATTACCAAGCAGACAATAACATTCATTACTGGTTGTCTAACAAGAAGAGCCATCGAGCAGATAACCGTATCTCTAGCGCATTGGCGCGCTATATTACTAATATTCAAGTAGGATACGAGTTTGGCACGCCACTAACGTTCGGTTACCAAAACAAAGATGATGACACTGACACTGGTGACGGGCCAATGCAAGCACTAGATGATTTCAACCAAACCAATGATGAGCCGTATCACGAAAAGATTATGGGCAAGAACCTAGCGAATACTGGCCGTGCGTATGAGCTGCTATATGTAGCAAATGGGTCTAAAGATCCACGAATTACGGCAATCGATCCTAACAGTGCATTTGTGGTTTGGTCAACCGACGTAGAACCCGTAGAACTTTTTGCTGTGCGTTATTACGTCGTTAAGGTGGCAGATGAAACAAACTATCAAATTGAAGTCTATACGGATAAGAACATTTATCACTTTACAGCGGGTGACGAACCTGACAGTGATTGGACTCTGACAGACAACGAAGAACACTTTTTCCAACAAGTACCGTTAACTGAATACAGCTTAAATGAAGAACGTGTGGGCGCTTGGGAGACTAAGCTTGATGAAATTGACGCCTATGACCAAGCACTATCTGAAATGGCTAACAGCCAAGAAGACTTTAGCAATTCAATGCTGATGATCAACGGAAAAGTTGCCAACAATTCCGGCAAGTCAGAGCAAAAACTAGGCCCAGACGGTCAGCCAGTTTACATTGATAATGTGAGTGGTGGATATACAAATGAATCCACAACCAACGGGAAAAGTAACGCACCCGTTATGGTTGAAAAGGTGCTTGATAGCAACACAAACGTTCTGTATCTACGGCCATATGTCCAGAAAAATCCAAATGGATCGCCAACTATTGTGCCAACATCGGCAGCTTATCTGACTAAGTCGTTGAATGCTAGTGAATGGCAAATTTACATTAACCAATTGTTATCCGACATTCACAAGGACACAAACACACCCGACACAACTGACCAAAACTTTGCAGCCAATGCATCGGGTGTTGCCATGGCTTACAAACTATGGGGTAGTGACCAAGAGATGGCTATGTCGGAAACACTTTATCAGCGTGGTATACGGCGTCGACTACGGTTGCTAATGACGTATTGGAGCTATCTCAAAAATAACGACGTTACGATCACCGATGAAAACAATCCGGCCGACAATGTGACAATCACATTCACGCCTAATCTGCCTAAAAACAATCAGGAAACGATGACGCTTATTCAAGGTCTTAATCAGACTGGCAAATTTTCTGCTGAAACATTGCGTAATTTGGCTGAACCGATTACTGGGATTCCGGCTGATCAAGAAAAACAACAAGTAGATGATGAGTCTGGCGATCAAGACGAACGAACAACAAACATGATTGTTGCTGCGCAAGCAAAATTGCAGAACATGAATGGGGCAGGTGATAGTGGTGACGACGATCAAGAAGGAACGCCAGAAGATTCGGCAACTGGTCAAGCAGGACAAAGCGAACAGCCAGACGATCAATAGCTTCTATCAGCAAGCCTTAAGCATTATCGCCAACCATCTAAAAGAGTTCTATAACGAGTACGCTGATGATAGTGGGTTAACTCTTAATCAAGTATCGTCAGCAGTTAGTTCGTGGGACACACAACACTTTTACACTGCTATTAACGAAATGTTAACGGACGTTCAACCCGACGATAAACTATCTAAGCAGTTACAGGCTGCTTATGTTAAAGCATCATTAACCAAACGAGATATGTTGGGTGCAATGATTGGGGCTGGTATGAGTATTGCGACGGCGAGAAGCGAACTCTATGGTGTCACAGAACTAAATAGACAGCGTTCGGCAGCGTATGCGGATAACTCTTCACGTTCACAGAAAAGCGTTCCACAGAGCACCGATCAGGCCGAATACGTGCAACGATTATGGGTGCACCAAGACGTTATGGCTAATCGCATGATTGAGACTCTCAACAAGGGTCTAAGCCGCGGAATTTCAGTAACCGCAATGAACAAGCTAACTCGAAGTATTCCACAGTCGGGCGATCGAATCGATGATAACTTGGCAACGCCAATGAATCAGCTGTTGTCCCGAATTGATGGATTAATGCAGACGCAATCTGTTGAGAACACTAATGAAGGTAAACGTCAGGCCTACAAAGATAGCGATGTTAAATTTGTAATGTGGCTAACCGAAGAAGACTACCATGTCTGTGATATTTGCCAACCATTAGACAAGCAGATATTTCCATTCGGCCAAGCACCGATTCCTCAAGAAGACACGCACCCACGTTGTCGATGCCAATTGGTAGCGTGCGATGAAGATGGCAACTTACTTGATGGCCAGCTAGACGGTATGATGACAGGTAAATTTGATTAGGGGCTATTTCTCAATAATAGCCTCTTAAAAATACTTACAAATAAGGGTAGTTAACAAAGAATCGAAATTATAGGGGTTATTTATCTGCTTTATATGATAATAACTCCTATTTTTGTGGGCTTTTTCTTACTTGCAGCCCTAAAAGAACAAGCAATTTAGTCATTCGGACTTTAACCGATCTAGTCTGCGGACTTTAAAAAGGAGCTTTTACGATGAAGATGAACTTGCAATATTTTGCTGAACCTGGTGAAGAACCAAAGCCAATTGATCCTAATAAGGAGCAGCAACAAGAACCTAAAGGTCAGGAACCATCCGGTAAAACATATTCACAAGATGACGTGAATAAAATGATGGGTGCCAAAGCTAAGCAGCTGGAAGAAAAGTTTAATGGTCAGCTGGAATCCCTGAAAGAAGAATGGATGTCTGAAGGGGAAAAACGCGCTGGCATGAATGCACAACAGAAGGCCGAAGCAGAACTCAACGACAAGCGACAAGCCCTGGCGGACCAAGAGAAACGATTACAGGAACGACTAGACGCCGTTGATGAGAAAAATGCTTTGGCTGCAACTAAGTCAGCCTTAACGGATAACAAGATTCCTGTTGAATTTGCAGAATTCGTTACTTCTAAAGATGACGATGTACGTAAGAACAATATCGACAAGTTTATCGACTTGTTCAACAAGGCTGTTCAAGATGGTGTAGAACAACGCGTCCAGGGCACACATACACCGCAGAACGGTGGTCAAACAGTTCCCGGATCGCTGACACGCGAAGATTTTGCCAAGCTCAACATGGATCAACAAACTCAAATTTATCGTGAGAATCCAGATTTATACAACAAACTTAAATAGGAGGTGTAGGTAATGGCTGTAATTAACGGCAATCCTACGAATTTTAGTAACTTAATTGAACCAACAGTATTTCTTGATTGGGTCTATCGACAAAATACGCAAACTAATCGGTTTGTGGCGTCTGGTGTCTTAAAGAACGATCCCATTTTAGGCGGACGTTTGCTTCAACCGGGTCGAACAGTCGAAATCCCGGCAATGAACGACTTGTCCGGCGATGCTGATGAATGGAACGATACGCATGATATTCAAACGAATGGTGTCGACTCCGCAATGGAACACGGCATTAAGATGTATCAAAGTAAGTCATTTGGTAATACTGACTGGGGCGATTTGATTTCTGGTGCAAGTACACAGCAACAGATTGCTAATCGTTTCGGCAATTGGTGGACGCGCCAAGATACCGGTCTACTGCTGAATACGGTAAAAGCAACTTTCAATAACACGGATATTGCAACTGCAAAGTCTTTCGGTGTTGGCGCTGAAAAGGAATTATCTGCCGCAGACTTTGTTAAGGCACTCGCACGTATGGGCGATGTGATGGATAACACGCTGTCAACTTTAGTAGTGAATTCGGCTGCGTACTCAGAAATGCGCGAGCAAAACTTGATTGAATATCTGCAACCATCCGGTGCAGCAACTCCAATTGCTACGTATCAAGGCATGAGTATCGTTCAAGATGATAGCATTCCAGTCGCTGATGATGGGACTACCTATGCATTAATCTTCGGGCCTGGTGCCATTGATTATGCAACGGCTACGCCAAACAATGGTTTAGTCGTACAACGTGATGAATTTCAAAAGGGCGGCATGGTAGCTATCATTCAAAAACGAGTAGTGACTTGCCATGTGGCCGGTACTAACGTTGATTTAACGCAGACTAATCCTGACACCTACCAAGCTGATTTGAAGGCCGGCACTAAGCCACTGTTTGCCGTTTCTTATGATCCACGACAGATTCAATTGGTTAAGTATGGATTCAAGGTTGGTACGGATTACGTAGTGCCAACAATTAATGCGCCTAAGAAGGCATCTACTCCGTCAAAATAACCGCCCCGTCCGGAGTTAAAGTAACGCCGACAGCAGGCGGGGCAACAATCACTGCTGAATAAGGAGGCACACAATGGCTGATACAAGTGAATTGTCGCTTGTTGCCTTTAAGGGTAATTCGCAAGTTGCCCAAGGCGATAAGGGGAAAAACAAAGTTGAAATTACGGGATTGCAACCTGGTGTAGTGATTTCAGATGGTGAGTACAAAGTTGCCTACACTGATGGCAATAACGTGTCTGATAAAACAGATGTTCCGGGATTTTCGGTATTGTCTGTGGCAACTGCAGGGTCTGCAATCGTTGGCTCAGCAAAGATTTAGGAGGTTTTTAGATTATGGCTTATGTGAAGAACGAATGGGCTGCTGGAAATGTTATTACTGCGGATAAACTAAACAACATTGAAAATGGTATTGAAAATGAGCAGGTTGGGCCAGCTGGTGCCCCCGGAAAGGATGGTGCAGCTGGCGCTAATGGCAAAGACGGGGCAACCGGTCCTACTGGTGCATCAGGAAAAGATGGTAATAGCGTTACGGCAATTGCATTGACTACGGATGCCAATGGTAAGGTGACTGGCGGCACTGCTACGCTGTCTGATAAGACTACGCTACCGATTACTGTTACCCAGTCACAAGGTTAGAGGTGATTTGAATGGCTGATATGCCAACTGCTAACGATGTGAGAGGCGACATTGGCATGCTCCAAGACTACAGCGATGTTCACGTCAATGAACGCATTGAGGACGCTGTAGCAAAAGCTAAACATGACCAGATTACAGATGACGCATTAGCCAGTGCGATTAGAGCCTGGGCACGTCATTTATTGTACAAGGACTGGTTCATGAACTATGGTGGTGTTCAATCTGCAAGTACGTTTGGTAACTCACAAACAATGGTCAATTTTAATGGGTATGACGACTACCGTGCTGAGTATGATGACATCGTTGATGATTATGGTGTGTCGGACTCAATGGGAGCGGTGTGGACTGAATGACTGAAGACTTTGATAATACTGCAGAGGCAATTAGACGATTACAAGAGTTGCAGTCAGTGAGGTTGTCCGTGGGTGTGCCGTGGCTTAATAATCATTTGAACATGATTGCTATGGTCCAGGAATACGGTAAGACGATTGTTCCAGTCAATCGACAGTGGTTGGCGTTGCCAACACCGAACTCAGGTGATAAACGGCCAGCGGATTTTCAAAACCTTTTCTTCATGTTAGGAAAAACTGCTGATCAAGCCTATTTAGCCATGCCAGATGCTAATAGTGGTTTTAAAATCATGTTTATTCTGCGCAAGAGTGTTGTGATTCCACCACGGCCATTCTTGCGTTATTCGTTTAATCACCATCTCGGTCGGTGGACAGAGCTGGGAGCCGACTTGGCTTTTAAGTGTATGGTCGGTGAAATTGAGCCGAAAGATGTGTACTCAATATTGGGAGAAGCGATGGTCAAAGACATTAAGCAAACCATTACTGAATTCAGCACACCAAGTAACGCGCCATTAACTGCCAAGAATAAAGGATTTAATGATCCGCTAATTGATAGTGGAGAACTGCGTGACTCAATCACGTGGATTACAGAAAGGATTTGAGTTTATGAGTATGGAATTAGTTATTGTTGCAGCAAAGACGGGGACAGACGGTGCTTATATCACACCAAGTCGTGACACGGAACAAACGAGTGACATTGCCTTCTTCCCAGAAGACGATCCAAAGGTTGTCAAGATTACGGGGTACGCACCTGGCGATACAATTCCCAGCGGCAAATATTTTGCTGCTTTCTATAATCCAGACACGAAAAAGTTCCTGGGACAATTTGTGTCAGTATCTGGATTCACGGTTGCAGGCGAATCAACACCGAGTGATCTTAAAGTAACGCCAACCGATACTGGTGCTGAAGTCGCAGCAGGCAACTAACGATGAATTTTCAAAATTTTGGGAATTTTGGATTCATGAATGACATGTTAGCTGAAGACCTGACAATCACCATTCCAGGTCATGACACCGGAGATTCTGATGAATTAGGTCGACCAATCATGGCCCCAGATACGGTAAAAAAGGTGCATGAGCCGATTGTTAATTCGACTAATCCAAACATGACGTATACCCCAGAATTGGGTGGTCAATTGCCTGTAGGCACACTTTATTGGTTATCAGGTCTAGTTGGCTGCCCCAAAGGAACAAAGGTGCAACGAGCTTCTGGTGCGGCCTATGAGGTCATTAATCACGGTGATGATTTTGCGGCTGGACGTGTGTACTACCAGTTGAAGGAGGTTGGCACTGATGAGTGAGTTCAACCTGTATGATGCTGTTTCAGCAGCACTGGTAAAACAAATTAAAACGTATATGCCACAAGTTACGGTTCGTCCGGAGAGCGTTAAACACTTTACACCTGATTATCCGTATGTTACGTACAAAATTTATGACGATTACGACCGAGTGCTATTCAATACCGTGAATGAAGAAATTTTTGATATTCACGTTCAATTTAAAGCCGTCTCAAATGACGAAGGAGAAGCTAAAACACTCGGTCACGAGTTGCGGAAGCTTTTTTTCTTGCAACAACCGGCGTATGAGCTATTTCAGCAACACATTGTTGCCAAGGATTGTAACACGATTCCATCAACTGACACGTTTCTTGACGTTGATTGGCAGTTTATGTCTGGTGCTGACTACACGTTTGGTGTTCAAGACAACTTCACTGATGAGACGCAAACGGGAAGTATTGCGAGTGTTGACCCGCAAATTAATACAAAAGGAGCTGAATAAATTTTGGCAATTAAACAAACAACAGACGTCCACTTTACTGTTGCTATTCATGCGTTAAAGAACCCAAGTGGCACGCCAGCTGTTGGTATTGCAACTAAAGGGGCAGACGCAACAACTAAGGCGTCTATTTATACAGACTTAGATAGTCTGTCAGCAGATTTTGATGAAACAACTGGCGTTTACTCCCAAGCGGAGGCAATGTTTGACGCTGACAACTTCAAGGGTCCAGTGGAAGTTGTCACCTATCCTAATGTTGACTCAACGACCCCAGCCAATGTTCAAACGACGGGAACAACTACTGGTGCAACTGTCACGGCAACGACCACACCTGGGATTGTGGTTGGTCTGACTGAACACCTATTTGATGGATTCAAGTATTTAGTTCTGGACGGGGCTACTGAAGCGGAGACTGAGGCCGTATCAGACTTTTTGTATGACAACCAACGTATCATGCTGGTTACGCAACCTAAGTCGGTTACTGATCTCCAAACGTTGTCCACCCATGTTAAGGGCATTCAAACAAAAAAGAATTCACTTGGGAATACAGCAGCTATTGTTGAAACGGCTAGTGATCGTTTCGTGGCTGCTCAAGCGGCCGCATACGCTGCAGCCAACTTGCCGGTTGATTTTCAGCACATCGGTAATCAGTCGCAGTTCGAACCAGACACCGATTTATCAACCGATGACTACGACACGATTGCTGCAGCTAATGGGACAGTAGTTGTAAACAAGTCTGGTGATTACATGCTGCTGAACGGACTAGCTTTGGCCGGAAACTACGTCGACCAATTTGTTCATACACAACTGGTCATCGACACGTTCCAGACGGCATTGCAGAAATATCTTAACCGTCATAACTTCCCAATCTTCAATGACGCCACGATTAAAGAAATGGCACAAACCATTGAGGCTTGCGGTCAGCAACTGCAACAACAAGGCGTATTGGCTAGTGCTGTTGAAATTACTAGTGTGCCTCGTTCTAATGTGCTTAACAGTGATGTGGCCGCACGTAAGTACAACGGATTCGGGTTCAATGTTCAGATTGCCGATGATATTGATACGATCAACGCCAAGATTGATTTGACACTTTAAGGAGGGATAAGTTATGGCAATCACTTTATCAAACGGAAAAGAAGTCAATTTATATTCCGCACGGTTCTTACACATTTATTTGTTGTGGAAAGGCCAATCGAAAGAATTAGGTGGCTTCCAAAACGGTGAAGCTTTTAGTTCACAACGTACGGCTGCAGATACAACTATGCAAGGCGATTTTCACTCAAACGTTATGTTCTTCGACACTGACGACGAGACGGGGACCCTAACGTTGAATACCTATCCTGGCACTTCAACCACTGATATTCTGTTCAAGCTATATCATTTACAACACGATGAAATGCAAGCAGGACTATTGAGTGCTGACCAAATGTTTGGCCTCAATATCGTCAATGATTCTACTGGTGAAAAGATCACTGCAGAAGGCTGCCGTTTAGCTGGCCTGCCTAATAATCAAGGTAATGAGCAAGCATACTCGCTGGCCTGGGCGGTACTGGCAGGTTACTACCAAAACACTGGTGCCGATGTTGACGACTCAATGTTTACAAACTAAAAGCGCACTAACCGTCCGTTAAGGGCAGATTAGCGCGTTGTTTTCATGTTATACTGACTGGGCAAGAAGTTTTATGGGCGGTGGCGTCAATCTGAAAGGACTGGTGCCTATGATTTACGAAAATTGGGAAGGAACACTATACTGTGTCTGTGTTTCAGGCATTATCATTGATGATCGCTTTTGCGACATTAATGGTACTAGTTGACCGAAATAACCAAAACCGTAAATAAAAAGCCGCCCGATCAATAACTTTGGCGAGTTACGGGCGGAATTTTATTTGTCGTGTTTAACTTGCCACCGCCTTTAAAGCGGCTTGCAAGGGTCGGTGTGATAGCACCGACCTTTTTCTATGCCCATATTATAACATAAGTTTAAACCATAAGCTTATAAATGAACTATGAGGTCACCAGACGGTGTCCTCTTTTTAATAAGGAGAGACTTTTATATGTCAGAAAAAGATGAACAAGCCATTGCAGCGTTTATGGATAATCAATTTGAACGAACGGTAGAATATACCGATTCGAAGGGTGACAAGAAGACACGTAAGATCACGCTACAAGATCCTGGATTTGATATTGCCTCACAAGCAATTGATGCCCTAAACGTTGGTGAAGATACCGGAGACGCAGGTCGACTGTTTGACCTTATTATGCATAACGTATTAGTTAATCCACATATGGATTATGAATCATTAAATGCAGACGTTCCAGACGACATTAAGAAGAAGACCATTACCAAGAAAAATCGTAGCGGTAAAGACGTGCATATCAACATGGTTTGGCCAGGTTATCGTACTGCTTTGCAGATTGTTTTCATGTCAACGCGGCCATCTGGGGCATCTAATATGAACGGTACGATGACCAAGCTTAATCGTGAAGTCTTCCGTACAGATAAGAATGAAGTATTGAAAATGAACTTCTGGGACGCTACAGGAGATGGCAGCGGGCTAGGTATGATTGCCATGAAGGAAGCTACGAATTTCTTAGCAGAAATCACGGACCGTAACGGTGACCAATCGGTATTAGGTAAAGCGTTTCAGTTTCTTATGGAGTCGTTACAACAAGTTAAACTCTAAGTTTACCGACGCTCATGGCAATGTTGATCAGTCATTATTAGACAAGGTGGTTGACAAGCGCATGGCCTTTGTTAACCCAGCGCTGTTTCTAGGAATGACAGAACATGATATACGGCAACAGACCCAAGATGAATTTTTGATTAGCAATGAAATTGCTGAACGGATTGGTAAGGAATTAAAAACAATCATTGCAAAAGGCGTGTCTGATGGAGTCCTGATGGCTCTAGGAAAAATATTAGGTCAGAAAGGAGGTAAATAATGGCAGAAACTAAAGAGTTGCGGCATGCCGGTATTGGCATTGATCTTAACGTCAATGGACTAGAGGAATTTCGTAAGGCAAACTCGATGCTTGACGAATTCATGCGTTCATTTCATGAAATGACAGGTCAGGCTGATAAACTAAAAGAATCACTAGGATCAGGGCTTAACATATCTCGTGATATTAATCAGTCTAAAGAAAGCATGGCTGGCTTTCAAAGTGAGTTTCGTAAGACGGCCCAGCAGGCTGATATCTTTAAGCACAATCTGGACTTTTCCAATGTAGGGGCTAAAGACACTGAATCGATGCGTAAGCTCAACGATCAAGTCGGCAAGCTACGTTCTGATAAGATTACGCAGATCAAGACTGAGATGCAGGGATCAAATAAGTCAACAAACGATGGTTCTGAAGCAATTAAAAAATATAGTAATCACGTAGATGAAGCTCATCATCGCATGCGTCGGCTGCATGATATTATCTTCGGCAGCTTTGTAGGAACGGCCGTTTCTAATGGCTTGCAAAACATGGCATCAGGCATTCAAAACGTCGTCAAATCGGGTTATGAATTAGCTGAAGGTGGCGAACAAATTCGCAATCAGTGGAAAGATATTGGGCTAAGTGAAGAACAAGCCAAGGGCATGACCGATCAGATTGGTGAGATTCGTAGTAAGTCAAATATGGCTGGGTCAGCAATTGATGCGATGCAAAAGAAGTTTTATGCAGTGACGAACAGTGTGTCACAGGCAAAGAAGTTTACGAATGAAATTGCAGCGTTCGGTACAGCTGCAAACAAGTCCAGTCAGCAGATTCAGCAAATCTCTATGGGCGTTGCTAAATTAGATGGATCTAAGACAGTTTCGGCTGGATTTTTCCAACGTTCAATTGGACAGCTACCAGCATTTCAGAAAGCAATCGTTTCAGCTAGTGGCATGACAACCAAGGCCTTTAATGATCAGTTGAAGAATAGCAAACTGACCGGTGCTAAGCTACAGCAGTACATGACAACTGCTGCTAAGATGAGCAGTCAGGAATGGGCCAACTTTAGCAAGACGACTAAGGGACAACTAGCCGGAATTGAAGGGACTTGGCAAAACTTAAAAGCAAAATTTGCTGGTCCTCTCGTTGAGGGCGTAGCTAAGGCCTTAGAATCGGTTGATAGCAAGAAAGGTGGCCTAGGCGACGTTAAAAAGCAATTGCAAGGCATTGCAGAAACTTTGGGCGCTAAGATGGGCAATTATATTGGTGAGGCCATCAAATTCTTGGTTAAAAACCGGAAGGCTTTGTCTGAGATCGCTAGTTCTGTATTTACCATTGGTAAAAATTTAGCTATTGGGGCCTGGAAGCCTATTGTGTCGATCATCAAAATTATTGGTGGTCAAAGCGGCAAAGCTTCTAAAGGCTTGCGTGGCTTTGGGGACGCGTTAAATGATATTTCTAAACACAAGAGTGCTATTCAGTCTGTAGGTATGGTTCTGACGGGTATGTTTGCCACCAAGAAGCTTTTAGGCATGGGTACTGGGATTCTGGGACTAAGAAAGCACATTTTAGAGTTCACATCATCAACGAAATTAATGGGATCAGCCATTAAATTACTCCCCTGGGCTTTATGGATTGCAGGTATTGCCGCGGCAATTGCAATCTTAGTTAAGCTATACCAGCATGATAAAAAATTCCGCAAGTTTGTTAATGGCATTATGGCATCGGTTAGAAAGATGGCTAAGTCGTTTAAAAATTTGTGGGGAGACGCCAAAGGCATCTTTAAAAATGGATTTAAGACAATTGAAAGCATTGTTAATGTTGGAATTGATGTTCTAACTGGCGATTGGAAAGGCTTTAAGAAAGACGGCGTTAAGCTGATCAAATCATTTTGGTCCTTAGCCAAAGACGTCTTTAAGGCTGACTTTGACTTTATCAATGATCTGACTGGTGGAAAATTAGAAAAAATGACTAAGGCATTTAGCAATACCTGGAAAGATATTGGCAAGGGCTGGAAATCTTTTTGGAATGGGATATCTGATTGGTTTGGCGATCTCTGGAAAGGTATCGTTAAGCACGTTCAGGACGGTATCAACAATGTTATCAAAGTTCTCAACTCAGGTATCAGCGGTATTGATTCAGTTATTCATGCATTTGGTGGATCTAGCAAAGCGATTGGAACGATTAATCCAGTTCACTTAGCAACTGGGACCGGTGCTTTATCTGGTCAACGTAGAGCGATTACTAAGCCAACCATGGCGGTACTTAATGATGGAAACGATAGTCCAGAGACGGGTAATCGAGAAATGTTAATTCACCCTAATGGTATGGGTGAACTGATTAAGGGAACCAATGTTATGCGCATGTTAGAGCCGGGTGCTGAAGTGCTGAATGCCACGGAAGCCAAAATGGCTATGAGTATGCAGCACTTTGCTTCGGGTACTGGCTTCTTTAGTAATCTATGGAAGGGGACTAAAAAGGTGGCTGCTGACGCAGTCGGTGGTGTCGAATCAGGCATTTCAGGCATTGGTAATTTTGCGTCGAAAGCTTGGCATGGTACGACACACTTGCTGAGCACGATTCAAAAGATTATTGCCGGACCTGGCAAGTATTTAAACAGTCTTATGGGCAAGAAACCATCGGGACAAGGCACTATTCTTAGTGACTTTGCCGGTGGCTTTTATAATTCCATGAAAAAACAAGCCTCGACTTGGTGGTCCTCACTTTGGTCAATGGCGTCTGGGGTTCTCGATGATTCTGGATCAGCCTCAGGCTTGCTTGCTGCGGTAGAAAAATACGGTAAGGGAAAGAAATATGTTTGGGGTGCAACTGGGCCTAATACGTTTGATTGTTCTGGACTGGTCATGTATGCCTTGAAACATGCATTCGGCATTGACTATCCGCATTTTTCAGGTTCGCAAATTGCTAAAGCTAAGAGCGTCAGCAAAGGCGACTTGAAACCTGGTGATTTGGTCGGGAATAACGAACACATTGGGGTCTATGCTGGTAACGGTAAGTATTGGTCAGCTATGAGTCCAACTAGTCACCCGAACATTGGCATGAGCTCGCTGTCATACTTCCCAGGAACGCCTAAATTTGGTCGGGTACCTGGAACTGAAGATAAGTCCAAGAACAATACCAAGTCCGGTGGCAGTGCCTTGCAAAAGCTCATTAAGCAGGAGACCGGTGGCATGATGGGCTGGATTGAAAAACACTTATCACCTTTGCTGGATTCTGGTGGCGATGCCAGTGGCGGAAGCGTTAGCAGCGCGTTAATTCGCAAAGCAGCGTCAATGATGGGAGTTCACCCGAGTGGGGCGGATATTGCCAATATTGAACGGGTCATTCAACACGAATCTGGTGGGAATGCCAAAGCTATTAATAACTGGGACTCTAATGCCAAGGCTGGAACACCATCTAAGGGTATTTTGCAGTTCATCGACCCAACGTTTAACCATTATGCGATGAAGGGCCATAAGAACATCTATTCTGACTTGGACCAACTTTTGGCGATGTTCAATGACAGCAACTGGCGCTCCGATGTTCACACTGGTGGTTGGGGCCCAACTGGTGCCGTTCGCCGGGAAAAAGGTGGAAAGCTAGCTAAGAATCAATTATCAGTAGTCGGCGAGAAAGGCTGGGAACTGTTTAATCCAGATAATTCCGGTGTAGTCATTCCTCATGAAGCTTCAGAAAAACTGATCAGTGGTGGTAGTAAAGGCAAAGTAACCATTAGTGCGCCCACTAAGGTGGTTATTCAAGGCAACGCTGACAAGTCAGCAATTGACGAGTTAGATAGCCGGTTAGAAAAACGTAATGATGACTTAGTTGAAAAGTTCCGCGAACTTTGGGGACTAAATGATGAAGGAGGGCTTACTGTCTAATGGCTAGCAAAACGAAGAAGCTTAATTTAAAGGGTAAGAGTGACAAGAAGATTGCCAACGAAACCCAGAAATGGAAGAAAACCGTTTCTGCTGATGCGGCTAAGATTTCTAAGGCCGGTAAGGCGATTACTGCTGCCCAAAAGAAAATTGACACGGCTAATGACTATTTAAACAAAGCCAATGGCTATAAAGCTAAGAGTTCAGCTTACGACGCTCTTGAAACTCAAATCGAAGCGCAAGAGAAGTTGCTTGCTAAGACAAAGAGTTCGACCAAGAAAAAAACAATTACTTCCAAGATTGCGTCCCTGAAAAAGGACAAGAAGTCGTTAGCAAACGATATGAAGAAGATTGCCTCCTCAGCTGGTTACCAGAAACAAATGTCAGCAAAAACCAAGTCACAAGCGAACATTAAAACGGAAAAAAGCAAGATTAGCAGTCTAAAGACTAAGAAGTCTAAAGACAAAAAAATTTATGGTCAATATTCTTCTACAAATGCTGCACGCAAGTTAGCTGCACGGAAAAAACTTCAAAAAGCTAATGGTAAGAGTATTCGATCCAAGATTAAAGCGGCCAAGAAAAAGTATAGTGGCCAAACGGCTATCTATCGTGCTGATTTAAAGACTAGTCGAGTATTTATGCTAGGGGAATTTGATCCGTCAGAAACTAATGATCAAGATGTGCCCACTAATGAAGTTGACAAGTCTGATCCACGAACTAATTACAGCGTGCGTAATTCTAAGCAATTATCCGGGACTTACTATTTATTTGGTAAGTCTTTTTCTGATTGTGATAAGCAATATGAAATCTTACAAGGTTGGGCACGTAAGGGCGTTGAGGTCACTGTACGAGGCTTCTCTAAGTGGAATCATGCTTATCTATCGTCAGTTGGCAAGACGGCTTATACAGCAGGCAATAAAAATAGCATGCAGCTATCAATTACCTTCACGTATGCCCAAAAAGACAAAATTGCTTATGCCAAGAAAAAGACTAAAAAGAAGTCGAAGTCTTCGACGGGAGCAAAGACCGGTACCAAGAAAACAACGCACAAAACGGTGACGGTAAAGTCTGGTATGACCTATTGGTCAATTGCCCAAAGCCATAACGTATCAGTCTCCAGCCTGGAAAAGATGAACAAGTGGCCAGCTACTAAGTTGCCAATTGGTGTGAAAGTGAGGTATCAGTAATGACTGTTCATGACACGATACCAATCGAACCAGATGATATGCCATATAATCGTCAAGTAGATTTAGATTCTGGAAGTTATATCTTTGGATTTCAATGGAATGAAATTGATCGTACCTTTACGATAGACGTTTCCACACTTGATGGTATTGCTATTCGTCAAGGCGAAGTGCTGGTGCTTAACCAACCACTTTGGCGGAATATTAACATTGATGGCTTGCCGGCAGAAACGATTATTCCTCTGGACGAGTCCGGAAATGAAATTGAAATTGATCCAGGCAATCTGGGGGATACCGTTAATTTATGTATTGATGATATTCCTGATGGTGAGGTGTGATTGTAATGTCAGTAAAAGTTAAAAGTGACGGTTACTATTGGGGGTACACAACAGCTATTGTGATCACTCATAATGGGGCCAAACTTACTTTATCTGAAAAAAACAGTGTTCCGATCAATTATGAAGTACCGTCTGATGACGGTGGCAGTCCAGCAACGTGTACTGTCACCGTTTTTAATTTGGCTAAAACACACCTCAATAAGATTCATAAAGGCGACCATATAACGCTGCATACGGGACCAACAGGACTCTATGGTCTACTTACCGAGGGAACCATTTCGCAAGTCTCACCGGAGACGAGAGACGGCATGGATAAGGAAACGCAAATTACGTTCACTGAAGGTAAGGACTACAGCAAAGAAAAACGATTGTACAGCAAGTTTAATGGGTCAAAAACGGTTACACATAAGGTTAAGACGAGCGACGGTAAGACAATTTCTTATCAAACTAAGCAAGTTAAAAAGGTAAACATTGCCTTTCAAAAAAATGTTAAAGCTAGTCAAATTATCGCCAGGATTAAACGCGACGCTAAGATTGACATTGCCGCGGTGCATTTAAAAAAGAACAAGGTTTACAAGAAAGGCTACTCGCTTTCATCTAAGCCGTTGGCCGCTATTAAATCAATCGCTAAGGATTGTGGAAGTAAGGTCTACTATCGACGAGGTGCAATTTATATTGATGATTGGCAGAAGCCTAACCCATACAATGAGCATTTATATCTAGCGATGACTAATGGGCTAACGCAAGAGCCAACCTATAACAGTACTGACGATGGTTCAGCAACCTGGACCCTAGAGTGCTTCGATGATCCACGAATACTTGCTGGCTCAGCTGTCTATGTCAAATCAACGGAGCTTACTGGATTAAAACGAGTGAAGAACGTTACCCATACGCACGATCGAGACAGTTACAAAATGGAGGTGGTTGTTTATGCCTAAAGTTAAAAAGAAAGTGGTTGATCCTAAACATAAGATGTCCGACTTTCTGGAAAAAGAATTAATCCCGTTGATTTCATCACAAATTAATTGCAACATGATTGGCCGGGTCATTTCATACAGCAAGACTGATCATCGGTGCAGTGTTCAACCATTGCCGCTGCAGTCTGACGGGGACAAGCGTGCACCTCTAGTTGAGTGTGTGGTGCCATCGTCAATTTGGCAGCTTGATGAAGTTCTTGGGAAACTAAGCAACAGTTGGAAGCCAATGAAAGTCGGTTCCGTTGTGAGTGTTGGCTTTTGTGACCGTGAAATGGACAACTGGACGGGTAAGAGCAACTATGCAATTGAAACCAAACGGGTTCACAGCCTACAAGACACAATTGTACAGGCGGTGATTTTACCATGATTGCTTTTGGACTAGATGACACCGGTGATTTGGATTTTGACCCCAACACGGGTGTTTTTAATTTGGTTGAAGATGACGATGAATTGGCGCAGAAACTCAGCTTGTTACTCAATATCAATACAGCAGAACTTCTGTGGGACGAAGATGTTGGCATCGATCACAATGACCTGTTAGCCAATGCAGACGATCAAGGGGTTATCCAGTCAATTCTCGCTGATTACTTGCAAGAACAGTGGCCTGAAGAATTTGATGCGGTTGAGATTACTGATTTTGAGGTGAACGCCGAGCAGCGAATTACTAACTTATCGGCGATGGTAACCCTTAATGATGGCACGACAGTAGCGGCAACGGTCGGGGTAGATGAAGGAGGCGACGCTGATGCCACTAACGACTGATACAGGATTTGACCGAAAAGAATTAGACGACTTACGCGATGATATTAATGCGCTATTCATCAAACGTTTTGGCGACGGTATTGATTTAGATGACAGCCAGACACCTGGCATGCTAGCAGGCGTGTTATCTGAAACAGATGATACATTGGAAAAGCTGGCCCAGGGAGTTTATAACTCTTTTTTTGTGTTGAAGAGTTCCGGGGCTAACCTAGACGACCTGGCGGCAGAACTTGAGGTCTATCGTAAGCCAGCAGTGAATGCTTACGTTGAATTGCAAATTGACGGGTACGTAGATCCAGATTCACCAACAATCATTCCAGAAGAAACGCAATTTTCCACACCAGACGGACAGGTATTTTCGACCATGGCTGACACGACGATTACACAACAAGCTACTTATGTTGATAGTGGGGGCAATACGCAACCATTAGAAGATGACGACGGTAATGCATTAGGACGGCAGCTAGTTCAAGCGGTAGCCATCGAGACGGGCACCGCTTCGAATGTTATGCCCAATACGATCATTAATCCGGAAGATTCTATTGATGGATTTTACGCTGTTACAAACCCTTCCGCAGCAACCGGTGGTGGTGATCCAGAAACTGATGACGAGTTACGTCAACGCGTACTAGCTAACCGTTTAAACACACCCAATTCCACACCAGATGGTATTCAAACCGCCATTAAAAATCTATCCGGCGTGACTGACGTCCGATTGATTAATAACAACACAATGAGCGCAGATAGTTATGGTAATCCGGCTAAGTCGGTGCATTTGTATGTCATTGGCGGTGCTGATGCTGATATTGTCCAAACTTATTTTGATTATTTACCACCACAATCCAACACGGTTGGTTCAGTCATGGGAACCGCAACGGATATTGGTGGCCGTCAGTACATTGTGGCCTTTGATCGAGCAGAGACAGTCCCTGTATTCATTAAGGTTGACATTCATATTGATGATACGAAGTTTGACACGGACAATGGACCGGCCAATATCAAAACAAACATCATCAATTACTTTGACACATTGGGCATGGGCGATAAGGTACTGTATTCTAAACTATTTGCTCCCGCGTATTCGCCAATCGGTGTCAATGATGTGGCGTTAACTTTAGGCACCAGTTTAGATAAATTAACGGAGGCTGATGTGAGCGTCAGTGATTTTCAGCTAGCGGTAACCAATTCAACTAATATTACGGTCAATATAATCGAGTGAGGCGACTAGATGTATCAAACTGAAGCAGATTTATCAGACGATTCGTTACGTGATTGGATAACGACCATGCTGCCTGGCAAACTTAATCAAGAAGACGATTCCAATAACCAGCGGCTTCTCAATATTATCAGCGATATTTTTTTGGCACATAAGAATGATTTACTCAATATTTCGGACCAGTTGCGGCTGTCCAAAGCTGCTGGCCAAGTGTTGACTGAAATTGCGGCGGATTACGGTGTCACACGCCTTGATGACGATGATGATTTTTTGTGCTTTCAGGTACGGTTACAATTGCTTAAAAATCATAGTGGTGTGACAACCAATGACATTAAAAAGCTCATCGCAACAGTTTTGAGTATTGATCCTAGTGTGTTTGATATTGACGGTACGGATAATCCAGAAGAAATTGAAGTGACCAACATTCCTTTTGATTTCAATTCTGGCGATAAGGCTGAGATCAAACGGAAGATTTTAACCAACGCGATTCAATCAATGCTACCGCCGGAATATTTATTAAAAGACTTACAGTACGCCGTAACAGCCAATAAGCCATTATATATGGCTGTACATGGCCAAGCATATCCACAGATAACCGTAAAGGAGACGATTTAATGGCAACACCAAACGTTGGGATCTTAACCACTGCCGGTAAAGCTTTAATTGATAAGGTGAATTCCGGTCAAGCCAAAATAAGTTTCAGCAAAGTTGTATTTTCATCAATGGATAATTCCCAATTATCCGATACGCAAGTAAAGGCTTTAACTGCAATTTCCCCGCAAGAGGTGGTCGTTAGCCCGCCAGAAACAACACTAGACACTACTTCCGGGGAAACTCGCATTCGAGCTACCGGGACTAATAAACAATTAGCCGACGGCGTGTACGTCAAGACTTACGGGGTATTTGCAAAGGATGATACCGGTAATGAGGTCTTATACGGCGTGACGGTATCACCCAATCCTAACTATTTTCCGGCTTACGACGGTGTCACCCCGCAAGCAGTGACTTACAGCTACAAGACCGTCATTCAAGAAACCAGCAATATCACCATGACCAACTCGAATGACGTGTATGTATCCCAGGAAGACTTAACGGAAGCAATTCAGAAAAACACGTCAAAATTTTTAGAAATTCCTGACGATACAGATTTATTTTCACTAGTAGCAAATGACGCGCAATCACATTACTATCTATGTAGTTCCAACGCCTCAGTTAAGACACTTAAGAACTGCCCGGTAACTACCGCCTTTTCACTGGAATT